AGGCCGGGGCAACGGCTATTACGTAGACCCCAACACCCCCATCACCCGGCAGGAGGCCGCCGTCGTGCTGGCGCGGGTGTATCGTCTTTACGCGGAGGAGCCGCAGACAAAAGCACCCTTGACGTATCAAGACGCCAAAGATATTGCAGACTGGGCCAAGGACGACGTGGCGCTCATGACGCAACTGGGCGTGATGAACGGCGTGGCCAAGGGAAAGTTTGACCCAAAGGGGCAGTACACCGTGGAGCAGTGCCTGGTGACGTTGGTGCGTCTGTACGAAAAGACCGCCCAGGGCAAGACACCGGTGGGGACCTACCCCCTCCAGCTGGGCCAGCGGGAGACGGTCATCGGCCAGACATGGGAAGGATCGAAGCTCTATCGCTATGAGGAAAAGGCAGGCGTGACGGTCATTGCCGCTAACGACGGCGGCGGACAGTCTACCCGGTGGTACATCACAGTCATTGACCAGAACAACAAGGGGAAGGTCTATCGCAATGCCATCAAGCGGGAGTACAGCAGCAATGACTATGTGTCCGATGCCTTTTTGGAACGACTGACCCTCTCCGCAGACGGTAGCAAGGTCATCTACCAGAGCACCCTAGAGACGGACGCCGTGGACAAGACAGGAAAAGTCCAGTTCCCCAAGGGCCGCTACACTGTAACCATTGACGTGGCGAAGGGGGAGCAGACCTACACCCGCGCAGACCTGCCCGAAACCACCGAGGGAACCGCCCCGGACGGCAGCAAGTTCACCGTCTCTGCCGAGGCCAAGCAGGACGTAGAGAGCGCCTTGGCCCTGGGTCTGACAGGGGATGCCTTCGATAAAAATTACCGCAAGCCAGTCCAGCGGGCAAAGTTCGGCAGAAATGCACTGGAGATCGCAGGATTGGCCTTCGGGGAGAACGTGACTCAGTACAGTATGTATCAGAGTATTCAGGATAAGATCGCGAACAAAGAACCGTCTGATTTGACGGTGGCTCTGGGCATCTATTCCTACCCGGCAGGGATGGACAGCGAAAATTACTATGCCTACGCTACCGGCGAGATCACCCGCCAGGAGGCTGCCGGGATGATGGCGCGGGCCTATCGGCTCTACTCTGGAGAGGTCCACGATGACATGGAGCCGCTGGCCTACACCGACAAGGCAGACATTGCCGACAATGCCAAGGCTGACGTGCAGCTCATGACCCACTTAGGCGTGATGACTGACGTAGGCGATGGCCGATTCGACCCAGAAGGGCCATACAGCGTGGAGGATAGCTTGGTGGGTTTATATCGACTCTATCAGAACACCTGCGTAGGCAAGAAGCCGGATCAGCCGGATATTTTTGCCCTGACGCCCCGCCAGAAGCAGATCGCGCAGGCGTACAGCAGCGGACCTTATATCACATCGGCAGAAAATGACGCGACCTTTGCCATTGCCTACAATGGAGATACTGGATACATGGCCCCCACTTCTGTTTATATTTGGGTAGTGGACCGGAACGGAACGTGTCATCGTTACCAGAATATCATCAAGAAGTCCTCCAACGCCTATCGGGGAACAGGAGAAGCTGGGATCGACAAGCTCTGGCTGGCTGAGGACGGCAGTAAGGTCTACTTTCAGAGTACGCTGAAGGACGATGTCTATTTCTACGATAACAACGGCAACCGTGGCAAGCTGCTCTTTGCCAAGGGTGTCTATACCGTGACACTGGATGTGGCGACGGGAAAACAGACCTACACCAGAGCAAATCTGACCTAAATTCAAATGCGGAGACCTGTTTTTGCGGGCCTCCGCATTATTTTTGAAAAAATTTTCGGGAGCACGTTTACATTTGGGCAGAAAAGGTGTCTTTCTAGTCATCTAAGAAATTGAGGGCCTCAACAAATCTCTTAGAAATTTTGAGAACTGGAAAGGAAGAACCAATATGCCTATTGGAACTTACACTATGCTGAAGGGTACGGAACCCGCTTTCGAGGAGAAGGCCAGCGCCAACTACTATGCCTACGGTCCTAGCGGCTCCGTAGCTACCTACAAGAAGATCAGCGGCCTGATCACGCTCCCGGACAAGGTCCGTCTGGTCGGTACCGGCAAGGGCCGGAACGCATTCATTTCTCTTGGCGTCACTGCTAAGGGCGGCAAGAGAGGCATCGACATTGGCCTGAGAAACCGTGGACTGGGTTGCCAGAACGAGGAGTTGGGGATTGACATTTCCTCCGAGGATACTGGCTACGGTTGGCATCCGTACTGCATCGAGCTGGATAAGAGCATCGACGCTGGCTATTACTTTGATGGCCTGGACAATATCCATAAGGAACAAGTTGTTACAGGGGGTATGGTTTCACACAATGATGCATGCTATGCTCCTGATGGAACCAGTGCAGCGCGGTTTACAATCGTGCCAAACATGAATGGTAAAAGTGTACGCTTCAAAGTGGAGTGGCTTGATGGTAAAGGCAACATGGTAGATGCGAGCAGCAACTTTGATCGAGAGATCAAGCTAGAGGGGACCTATCAGTGGGATAACTTCTGCCGCTTTGCCTCTCTGGTTACTCCAGACGAGACTGCTACCATGACGGACAGCACCTATGTGGTGAACGGCGGCTTTGTCACCCTGAAGATCGGCAGCGCCAACTGGGGTATCACCACGACCCAGGTCCCTCTGGCCTGGATCATGAACGAACCCAAGTGCAAGCTGATCAGCAAGTGGGCCGTGGGTGAGTCCTTCACCATTGACCACTGGGCCTAAGTGAATATCCTCTGCGTTGACAGAGAGACGAAAGGAGAGCTGCGAAGTTTCGCAGCTCTCCTTGATTATGTGTCTAAGGTTTTAAGTTTCTGTTCGTGAAACGCTCAAAAGTTTGGCAAAACTAAAACTTTTGAAAATCTGTTATCCATCCTTCGTAAATTCGGGAAGAGAAGTGAGGGGATGTAGAGCGCTTCCCCTTACGGCTCCTTGAAAAGTAGATATCAGCAGTACGGACCACACGCCGGAACAAACGAGCGATCCGTGCAGCGTGCGCCACGACCTGGAGCGGGGAAGTTTCCCTGCCCCAGCGAGCGATACCACCTGCGGCGGGACAGCGTTGGCAGCGCTGTCTGCAATGATCTTGTTCTGGATTATGAAACACCATGTATGAGCCGACTAGAAAGGCTGGGCTGCCCCTGAGTTGAAAGCAGTAGAGACTTTGGGAAAACGCCCGTGAAGGTCCGCCAGACTTTGTCCGTACTGTTCCCGACCCCACCGGGGCGCGTGCTGCAAATACGGTGGGGGATCAAATTAAGAAGGGAAGTTACGGATGAATACCAATCAATATGAACAGGAAGCGCATGAAATGATCGACCATATTTTTCAAGAGATCTTACCCGACTATGGCATGGCGGAACGACCGGCACAGATCAAGCTCAGTCACGAGATGCTAGAGGCCATGTTGGGCGGCAAGATCGCCTTGTGTGACGCCGGGACCGGGATCGGCAAGACCTACGCCTACTTAGTGGCCGGGGCCGTTGCGGACCGGTGTCGCGGCACAAAGCCCTTTCAACCGATCCTGATCTCGACCTCCAGTATTGCCCTGCAAAGCGCAGTACAGGAAGAGTATCTGCCAAAGCTCTCCCATGCTTTGCTGCTTGCCGGACTTATCGATGCCCCGCTGCAAGCCGTTGTCCGAAAAGGAAAAAGTCACTATGTCTGCGATAAACTCCTGGAAAAACGCCTACATCAGGTCAGCGGAGCAAAGAAAAATGCGAAAGCACTGGCGGCATTGGAAGCACTGCGGGAGTCCATGGATATGGACCGAGTGGCGCATCTAAGTCATTATAATAAGGAGCGGGTCTGTGTGCCACAGGTCTGTCATTGTGATCGAGAGGACTGCCGCTATCAACGCTTTTTGCATGGTTGTGGGACAGAGCAGTTCCTGTTTCAGATCTGCAATCACAATCTGTTCCTGGCGGATGCCATCCATCGGGAGCAGGGGAAGCTTCTTCCAAGCCCAGGACGAAAACGGATGGACACCCTTGCCTCTGCGGTGGCATTGTTTAGCCGGAACGATTCGGAGATGCTGTTTTATCTAGCGGAAGACGAGAGCGGCGGGACGATGCTTTGTGCGACGCCTGCTGACCTGACGGCAAAACTGCGCCAGACGTTATGGCGGACAGAATGTTCATTTGTGTTGACCTCCGGGACATTGGCGGTAGGAAATGATTTTCAGCGTTATCGGACCCAAGTGGGTCTGCGGGAGGAGCGGCGGGTGCAGGAATCCGTTGCCCATTCTCCCTTTGACTACCACGAACATTGCCTGCGCTATCTGCCCTTATTTCCGCCGAAACAACGGGCGGGACAGGAGGAGGAGTATTTCGATGAACTGACGGCAGAGATCATGGACCTGCTCAAGGCGTCGTATGGTCATGCACTGGTGTTGTTCACATCTTATGCGGCGATGTCAGCGGTCAAAGACCGGCTGCAAAAAGAGATACTTCGGGTTCCACTCTTTACTTTGGGGCGGAACGCAGTGCATATCCTGGAAGAATTTCGGGCAACACCGGGCAGTGTACTTCTGGCAACAGGAGCGGCCTGGGAGGGAATCGATTTTCCGGGGGACTGTGTTTCGCTGCTCATCATCCCGCGCCTGCCGTTTGCGTACCCGGATGCTTTGAAAGAGAAAGAACAGGAACAGTATCCTTCTCTGCCCGCCTTTCTGGAGGCGGTGGCTGTGCCGGAAATGCAGATCAAACTGCGGCAAGGGTTTGGCCGGGCCATTCGCACGGAGCAGGATACCTGCGTCATTGCGATCTTGGATGACCGAGCTGGGCAGGGGAGACGCTATGCGCAAGCGACAAAACAAGCCCTGCCAGAAATGCGGACGACCAGCAGCTTGCGGATGGTCACAAAATTCCTGCGGACTTGGAAGCCGGAAAGTTACTTTGAGGTGTTGATGTGACAAGGGCAAAAGAGAGGCTACAGTATCAACTGGCGTTGAAGCTGCTGGAGGAACTGGTGCGGGCCGGGTTGCTTACGACCCAAGAAGGGGAGTATGCCAAGCAGTTGATAGAAGTGAAATATTGTCTATGAGACATTCAAAGCAGTTTTATCTGACCTATCAAAAATGCCAGACACTGTCTGGCAAATTGAGCTGGTCCCATTATTGCGAGTTGCTGTCCATCTCCGATCCAGACAAACGGAGCTTTTATGAAAAAGAAACCGTCAATTCCAACTGGTCTGTCCGGGAGCTTAAGCGGCAGATTGCAAGCTCCCTGTTTGAACGGCTGCTGTTGTCCAAAGGCGACGTCAATAAAGAGAAAGTCCTGGCGCTGGCTGCAAAGGGCAATGAAATTGCTCAGCCGGAGGACATTATCCGTGACCCCTATGTGTTTGAATTTTTGGGGCTGCCGGAGGACAAGCCTCCCATTGGTATCATTCTGTGCAGCGACAAGGACAGTATTACTGCCGAGTATGCTCTGGGTGGTCTATCCAAACAATATCTTCGCTTCCCGGTATGTACTCTATATGCCCAATAAGGATCAACTGATTGCCCAGGTGGAGAATGTCCTGAAGAAGTGGCATAAGGAAGATTCCAATGAGGGGCCCTTATAAATATAATCTGTATAAATCAAAATAACGCCGTATCAAATCCGCTAAACAGAAAAGTTTAGAAAACGATTTAACCCGGCGAACTTGAATGATTGGCTGTTCGGGGATCGAGCTGGCTATTTCTCCTGGGTTGTGGTAGCTTGGGTGTTGCCAAATCAATGAAAAGGAGAAGTGAGCCATGGCGACTGTAAAAGTCATCCCGCCCAGGACAAAGCGGCCGGAACGCCTCCGTGTGGCGGCGTACTGCCGGGTCAGTTCCGATTCAGCGGATCAGCTGCACTCTTACGCGACGCAGATTCGCAGCTACACAGAGTACATCAGCCAGCAAGACGGCTGGGAGTTGGTGGACATCTACGCTGACGAGGGATTGACCGGCACCCGGATCGAGCAGCGCACGGAGTTTCAGCGGATGATGGCAGACTGCCGAAAGGGAAAGATCGACCGGATCTTGGTCAAGTCCATCTCCCGATTTTCCCGCAACACGAAAGATTGCCTGACAGCCATGCGGGAGCTTGCCAAGTTGGGTGTTACGGTCAAGTTTGAAAAAGAGAATATCGACACAGGAACGCTCACCACGGAACTCATGGTGAGCGTTTCTGGTTCTCTGGCCCAGCAAGAATCCATTTCGATCTCCCAAAACCAAAGAATGAGCTACCAACGAAGAATGGCAAAGGGAGAATTCATCACTTGCCATGCACCATACGGCTATACCCTGTGTGGAAAAGAACTAAGAATAGACCCGGAGCAAGCTAAAACGGTTCAGTGGATTTTTGGACAATATCTAGCCGGGTGGAGTAGTAGAAAGATTGCAGATGAACTGACCCGAAAGGGCGTTCCGTCTGGAGCAGGCAATGAGGCATGGAGCTATAACTCTGTGCAGTACATTTTGAAAAATGAGAAGAATGTAGGGGATACACTCTGCCAGAAGACGTATTCTATGGATTGTTTTCCATTTGTCAGAAAGGAAAATTCCGGGCAGCGAGAGCAGTACTATGTAGAAAATTCTCATCCGGGAATCGTTTCACGCGAGGACTTTGCTCGTGTACAGGAGCTGTTCAAGCGCAGAGCAGAGAACAAAACGAGGTCGTATCGGCCACACTTGTTCTCTCGAAAAATCATTTGCGGGAAGTGTGGTTCGATTTTTACACGCAGGAGTACAGCGTCAGGATATACTTGCTGGGTGTGCAGGAACCATGATAAAAAGAGTAGCTTCTGTGAGATGGGCAGGATTAAAGAGCGCTGCTTATATGAGGCGTTTCAACGGATGTATCAAAAACTGAAATGCCATGAAAAAGAAATTCTGGAACCAGCGCAAAAACAGCTACATGACTTAGACGAGGCGCTAAAACAGGCGGATCCTATGCAGAAGAAACTTTACCAAGAAATCGCTGAATTGATGGAGAAAAACTATAAACTCAGTAAATTATATACCTCTGATCTGCTGGACGCAGATGCTTATATCGCTCGGTCCAATGAGATCAGCGCAAAGTTATCAAAGCTACAAGAGCAGCGTAAACAAAATCAAAGGAGTCAGATAATCTGGGAGAAAATGGAATCCTTGCGAAAAGTAGCAGAGCTAATACAAGACGGGCCAGAGATGATAGAGGAGATAGAGGAACAGTTTTTCAACAGCCTTGTGGAAAAAATCGTCGCAGAAACACCCCAGCGTATTCGATTCTGTCTGCCTGGTGGAATCGAGCTGACGGAACAGTTGGGAGGAATCGGACGATGAATAAGCGAAGTATATTATATGGCTATCAGATCCGAAACGGGGTTTTAGAAATTGTGGCAGAGGAACAGGCTGTCGTTCAGCAAGTGTTTGAAAGGTATCATGCTGGGGGTTCCTACCAAAGCATTTCGGAGGAACTGAACCAGGAAGGAATACCATTCAGCTTGGAAGCCCCACGCTGGAATAAACATAAGGTCAAACGGGTATTAGAAGAAGTACGCTATACAGGAGAGAAAGATTACCCTCCATTGATCGACCAGCGAACATTTCAGGCAATACAAGAGCAGATCAAAAACAAGACGGCACGCAGTCACAGGGGCAGTCAGTCACGTTCTCGACAAAGGCTAAGAGCAACCGCTTGTAGACAAAATCTCCAGGAATATCAAACGGATAAACCCTTTGAACGGGTGTCTTATTTACAGAATGCAATCGACCGAGCAATGGAAGCTCCAGAAGACCCAGAGGAAATCTTGGCCTTGATCTTACAAGCGATCTCAGCCAGATATGCCTGCTGTCCTACGCTGGAATGAGGATGCTTCCCACTGGGAAGTGGGTGTGATATGCTCTTGTGGAAGGACACGGGAATCGTGTGCTCTAAAATCACGCTTTGATGGAGAGAACAGGTATGATAACAGAAACATTGGAACGGCGGGTACGAGTGATCCCGGCCACAAGAACCACAGGAACGGCCCAGGCTGCCGGAGAGAAGAAGCGCGTAGCGGCGTACTGCCGGGTGTCCACTGACAGTGAGGAGCAGCTCAACAGTTATGAAGCGCAGAAGGGATATTACCTCCAAAAGATCGAAGAGACACCGGATTGGGAAATGGCGGGGCTGTATGCGGACGAGGGCATCTCAGGGACCAGCCGAAAAAAGCGGACGGAGTTTAACAAGATGCTGACCGCCTGCAAGCGGGGACGGATCGACATGATCATCACGAAGTCCTTGTCCCGCTTCGCCCGAAACACGGTGGACTGTCTGGAGACGGTACGGATGCTGAAGGGACTGGGCATTGGGGTATTCTTTGAAAAAGAGAACATTAACACGCTGACGGAATCCAGCGAATTTCTCATCACATTATTCAGTGGCTTTGCCCAAGCGGAGTCGGAATCCCTCAGCAAAAATGTTTCCTGGGGTATCCGGAAGGGAATGGAGTCTGGAAAGGTTCATTTCCAGAATGTGATGGGGTACCGGAAAGGCCCGGATGGACAGCCGGAGATCGTACCGGAGGAAGCAAAGATCGTCCGAAAAATCTATCAGCGTTACCTGGATGGGTGTAGTCTGCCACAGATCAAGCAAGAGCTGGAGGCAGAGCATATCCTGACTACCCATGGCTTGCTTCGATGGTCGCACCAAGGGATCAGGAACATTCTTCGGAATGAAAAGTACATTGGGGATGCCCTGCTGCAAAAAACCTATATCACAGACTGCATCAGCAAGCGGGTCAAGCAAAATCGTGGGGAATTGCCCATGTACTATGTGGAGAACAACCACCCGGCGATCATCCCGCGAGAAATCTTTGCTCAGGTGCAGGAAGAAATGAAGCGGCGCTCCAGCAAGCGAAAGGTGATGCAGAAGCACGGCAAGACAGAGCGGGGGAAATACTCCGGCAAGTATGCCCTGACGGAGTTGCTGGTGTGTGGGGAATGTGGAACGCCCTATAAGCGTGTGACCTGGGCCAAGAAGGGGAAGAAGCGGATCGTCTGGCGCTGCGTGTCCCGGCTGGAATTTGGGACGCGGTATTGCCATCATTCCCCAACGCTAGACGAAGGGAAACTGCATGCGGCGATCTTGTCTGCGATGAATGAGCTGGCCGCTGTGCAGGAGGAGGTCTGCCCGACCGTTTTGAGTATCGCAGAGAAGGTCAGGCAACCCCGGTCCGCAGATGGGAACAGCCTGAGCGACTGGCAGGAGCGGCTGACAGAGGTCACACAGAAACAGACGAAGTTATTGGACTTGCTGCTGGAGAATATGGACGATCCAGAACTTAACGCCAAAATGAAAGCGCTGACGGAAGAGAAGCAGGCGCTCAAACAAAAACTGGAGGAGGCGAAACAGAAGGAGAGCGACCTGCGGGAGCAGGAAGAACAGCGGCAGGAGATGTGGTCTTGTATCCAAGAGCACGCTCAGGGATACACGGAGTTCGACGATGAGCTGGTCCGGCAGGTGATCGAGAAGATCACGGTGGTGGACGGGGAGACGATACGGGTGAAGTTCCGGGGGGAGAGCGAGGTGCGTGAGGGAAAGATAAAAATATAGTATCATGTAGCAGTTGATGATTTTATTGAAATGTTTCTGCTGTTCTAGTAAAAATAAAACGAATATGGAATAGAAAATGAGAAAGGGAGGAAGTGGCTAGAGAGGAGCACATTAATTAGCAGATTGCGAAAGTGCCTAAGATATGATAAAATATAAACATAGCATTGCTTTTGAATCCATCAGGCTATTGGGCAATGAGCCTGTGAATGTACAAATATATCTTATGGTATTGAATTAAAACGTAAAAACAAGGTGATTAATGTGGATATAAAATCAATACTGGAAATAGGAGAAACTGTTGCCGTTGAATTCAAACGATGTGGAAACGGCATTGAAAATGATGTTTACGAATCTGTGTGCTCTTTTTTGAATCGTTTTGGTGGAGATATTTTTCTGGGTGTGTTGGACGATGGAACCGTGAATGGCCTTCCAGAAAAAGCAGCTCCCGATATGGTTAAGAATTTTATCAGCTGTGTTAGTAACCCGACGATGTTTTCCCCAACAATTTATTTAGCACCAGAAATTTTATCCTATGAAGGAAAGACAATTATTCATATACACATTCCGCCAAGCGCAGAAGTACACAGCTTCAAAAAAGTAATTTATGATCGTGTGAACGATGCTGATGTAAAGGTCACTGCGACAGCACAGATAGCACAAATGTATATTCGAAAGCAGGACGTCTTTACGGAAAAAAAGATTTTTCCATATGTCAAAATGGAAGATTTACGGCTAGATTTGCTTCCAAGGCTTCGGACTATGGCGGCAAATAATAGTGGGTCAATTCATCCATGGAGCAGTATGTCAAATGAGGAATTGCTTAGGAGTACTCGTTTGTACGGCATGGATCGTGTGACTGGTGCGTCTGGCTTTAATTTAGCTGCTGTCATGTTACTGGGCAAGGATGATGTCATTGCAGATGTGGTGCCTGCATATGTGACAGATGCTATACTGCGTAGGATAGACACAGAACGATATGATGACCGAGAAATCATAAAAACAAACTTAGTTGAAAGTTATGAGCAACTGATGGATTTCGGACGAAAGCATCTCCCAGATCGCTTTTATTTGGAGCAGGATCAACGGAAGAGTTTAAGAAATATTATTACTCGTGAAATGATTGCAAACACCTTGATCCATCGTGAATATACTAGCACATATCAAGCAAAATTCGTGATTGAGAAGACCCTCATGTACGTTGAGAATGCGAACCGTGCTTCACAGGAAGCAGTCCTTACGCCAGATACAATAGAACCAAATCCTAAAAATCCGATCATAGCATCCTTTTTTCGTAATATAGGATATGCAGATCAACTTGGCTCCGGTGTGAGAAACCTGTTTAAATACAGCAGATTTTATTCGGGAAGAGAACCGGAATTTATAGAGGGAGATATTTTTAAAATTATTGTCCCTCTGGGTGAAAATTTAATGGTTGATGGTACCACCCAATCGACCACCCAAACTGCCACCCAATCGACCACCCAAACTGCTACCCAATTGATGATTCAAGCGATGGCTGATTCGCCAGAAAAGGAGATTCTACAACTAATTGATGGGAAGCCATCTATCTCACAAAAAGAAATTTCTGAGAAACTGAATACAAATCTAAACACTGTAAAATATCGTATTAGGAAAATGCAAGAAAGCGGGATTCTCGGAAGGGAAGGTAGCAGTCGAAAGGGAAAATGGATTATCAAGGTAAATGTAAGATAAAGGTGCAATCCAAAGACGATAAAAATTCATAGAATTTAAAAATTTTCAGCTTTCCCAAAGCATCTTTTTCTGCAAGCCTCTGCAATTTTTTAGCACTCAAACGTAACAGTTTGGGTGCTTTTTTTGCATGATAAAGGGGCCAGGTTTATCACCTGACCCCAATTTTTATGATAGAACTTATATTATAAAGCCTTTTCTTCCAAGATCAGTTTCCGTGCCTTTTTTCGGGCGCGGCTGAGCGCGGCACGGACGCTATCCGGCTGGATGTTGATGTCGGCCGCAATTTCTTCAAAGGATTTGTTCAGAATATACCGGGCCTCCAAAAGGTATTGGCTGCGTGGGTCTAACCGTTTCCAAGCGCGGTGAAGGGCTTCGACATCTTCATCGTTTTCTTCCAGAAGGAGCCGGGGGTCTTCTTCTGCGGGGACCGTTGCAGACAGATCCTCAAAAGAAAATTCCTTGAGGCCGCCTTTTTTCTGGAGGTAATTGATGGCCGTATTTTTACAAGTAGAATAGATATAGTTTGTCAATTTGTCTTTTGACATTCTGCGTAGATCGGCCAGCTTATCGATCAATTTGGGAAGCGTAGATTGAAAAATATCATCTGCGTCCCAGGGATCCGTTGTGTGCGAGGTGATGACTTTGTACATCAGGCGCTGATAGTCCACGTAGAGATTGGCCATAAACGAGCGATCATCTTCATCCTCGATGGCCATGATAATCATAGGGATCATGGAAGCTTTGGGTTCATCTCCTTAACTTATCAAAAGTTACAACTATTATAGCAAGAAAGTCAGAAGAAAACAATGTTTTCGGAAAATAAAAGGGAGAAAAGGGGGCTTTCGCAAAAAAGTTGAGGAAATGGGATTCATTTCAGCCATGCAGCTGTCTACTGGTATAGAGACACAGAAAGAAAGGACGCTTGCTATGCTGGAAGACAAAGAATTTATGTGCTGGTTGTTCGAGCGCTATGGTCGGTTCATTTGGTATACCGTAAAAAAGTTTTGCCGAAGGACAGACTTGTGGGAGGATATTGTGCAGGAAAGTCTGCTCCGCCTATTATCATGTATCCCGCGGTTACGGAACCTGAGTGAGCAAAAGCTGACAGGGTATATTGCGGTCACCACCCGCAACACCACCTACGCTTTGCTGTGGAAGGAGGAGAAGAACCGAGAAAACTGCATCTCTTTGGAGTCCATCGACATAGCAGAGGATGGACTAGGGCTGAAGGAGATCATCCTTCAAAAAGAGCGGATCGAGCAACTCGCGAAAGTATGCTTGGACTTGCCTGATGAAGCGTATTATTTGCTGACCAGCTACTATATCCTGGGCTATCGGACGGAAGAGATAGCAGAAGAACTGGGCTGCCCACCGAACCATGTGCGAATGAAGATGACGCGGGCACGCCGCCAGGTAAGAAAACGCATACAAGAACAAAACAAGGAGGGGATCTTGTGAGGCCAGATCAGAATGAACTGTGGGAGCGTTATGAAGACGCAATGTTTACGCTCCTGATGGACGAAGTAGCACATCAGGAAGGGCAGGAGCAGCTGGAATGGAAAAAGCAACTAAACGATGACCCCTCAGCCGCCCTGCCGGAAGAGGTGAGAAAAAAAGGAGAACAAACCATCCGGAAAGCCTTTGCAGCCCAAAGCAGACGTTCTGCGCGACACGTCGGTTTTCGCATGTTCCAACGCATTGCGGTTGCAGTCATGCTCGTTATATTAACGGCAGTATGCGCTTTTGCAGCGTTTCCGGAGATGAGAGTAAATGTTCTAAATATGATAGAACAAACCTTTTCGGATCATACAGATTTTAATGTTACATCTGGTGATTCGGATGAGTATTCGTCTGCAACCTTTACAATTAAACCTGCTTGGCTTCCAGAGAATTTTTCCCTAACTGATGAGGGAGAAAATAATGCATCTGTTTTTAGTATGTACGAAAATGGCGCAGGAGGCGTCCTGTTTATATC